TATCAAAGATGCCTATCACTTTGAGAACTATGCAGCTACATCAGGTACTCTAGGAAGCTCTTGTATGCGTCACAGATCATGTCAAAACTACTTTGACATCTATACTAAGTTTCCAGACAAAGTAAAGATGGCTGTGCTTAAAAGAGGTAGTAAGATTGCTGCTCGTTCTATCATGTGGAACATTGAAGGTAAGTTTATGTTTGACCGTATTTACTATACAACAAACGAAACACAAAACTTACTCAGGAACACATTAGAAGCTGCAGGATACTCTACTCTTTTCTCTGTAGGAGGAAACTACTCTATGGAGATAGATTTAGAAGGAATAACTAAGTTCCCTTATCTAGATACTTTATGTAGCTATGACCTAGCTAGAAAAATACTTACCAATGGTTGTATAGAAGGTCCTCGTTATGAGTTTAGAAACACTGGAGGTGATTACTATCAATATAATAGTTATAATGTAGATGAAGATGAAGACAGTGACTATACCTGTAGTTGCTGTGATAATACTGTACATTATGATGATACTATTTACATTGATAGAGGTCAATATCGTGATCTAAGAGTATGTGAAGATTGTGCTATTTATTCAGAGTCAACTGGAGAATATCATACCACTCAAGATGACACAGTTAGCACTTATCAAGATGATTCTATTTTAACAGATGAAGGTATTAGACTAGTTGATAATACATGGGCACACCAAGATGATCCTGAACTTAGGCAATTTGAGAATGACTTTGGTTATTTTATCTTAGATCAACATGACTATCTAACTGATGGCAATGTATATTATCACCCAAATGATGAGAATAAGCCAGAAGATCTCTATGATAGCGAAGAAGTAGAAAGAAGAAACAAAGAAAGATTGTCTCAGATTATGGCAAATAACTCTCTATCAGGTACTCTTACTACTAATTCTACTAATTCTACTATTAACATCCATAGTAGTAGTAATGTTGGTATTGGAAATTTAGGTATTGGAACCTATCTACTAAATACAAATACTATTACTAGTACTACTAATTACTCGAATTTTTCTTTTGTAAACGAAAATCAACCTGAATCAGAAGAAATAATAGAAGTAGAAGCGATGGTAGAAGACAATAATGAAGAACACTTAATTTAAAAAAACAAAAAATGACTTATAAATATAAAAGCAAAGAACTAGGTGAACTAGATGATACATTAAAAGGAAATTTCCCTGTAGACTTTGATCTACTGTTTGATATTATGTATCAACAAAGCCCCACCTACCAGCCAGAGATGGAGAAACTTAAAAAGAATTGGCTTATAAGTCTTATTTCTCAGATAGACGGAGTAACAGTAGAAGAGAAAGGCGGTAATATCTATTGCACAAAAGGAGAAGCCGAGTATTATCCTACTGTAGTAGCTCACTATGACACAGCTCAAGACTACCATGTAGGCATGCGTATCTTTAAGACAGATAAGTGGATTTTCGGCTTTGATGACTTCAGAGGCGAACAATGTGGCTTAGGTCTCGATGACTCTGTAGGTGTATGCTTTGCTATTCAGATGCTTAAGATGATGCCTGTATGTAAGGTATTTTTGCCTTATGGTGAGGAAAGAGGTCTAGTAGGTACTAACTGTTGTGATATGTCTTTCTTTGACAACTCTCTAGTAGTTACTCAGCTAGATCGTAGATCTTATACAACAGACTTCATCCAGTATACTAACGGGTATCAAGTGTGGAATCCTGAACATCTTACCCTTATTGAACCTTTGATGAACAAATATGGATACAAGCCTGCTTCAGGTACAGCTACTGACGTAGGTGGACTTCGTAGAAGGGGACTTAAAGTTTCTTCTCACAACTTATCTTGTGGTTACTTTAACGAGCATGGAGATACTGAGGTAGCTAGTGTTAATCTAATGATCAACGCTTTTAGCTTTGCTTATGAGATGCTTACAATGTTGGCTGAAAGAAACATTCCACTCGAATTTCCTCTTCCTTCTTTTGACCTTCCTAAGCATTCTGGTAAAAAGTCACATAGTAGTGAGTCTCATCTAGGCTTAGGTGCTAAGCAAATTAGCATGTGGGACAGCTATGATGACTATTACTATGATCAGGTTAAGGGAGACTTTGTAAAAACAGAAGATAAAACAAAAGATCCCTTCTATTGGGAAGATGATGGGAAGACCTCTAAAGACGTTAAATCTGTTGAAGATGACATGGATGACCTTGCAGCCTATGAAATGTACAATGAATGGGTTATGAGTGTTTATCCTGAGATGTCTTTACCTGCACATAGGAAAGAACTTACTCACCTCTCTCAGTACTACTGTGCAGATGGAGTAGACTTTAAAGTAAAAGACCTATCCTCTACAACAGTAGATGAATCTCTTATGGATGAAGGTATATGTCCTATTTGTTTAGGACATGCTATACAAATCACGAATGACTTGTTACTTGAGACTGTTTGTACAGATTGTGAAAGTGTTTTTAACATACCCAAAGACGTATTAGAGGCATATGAGTATGACTTTCATCAAGTGTGGACTGGTAAGAAAGATTTCTTAGAGATTAAGGGGTTAGCTTAGTCTACTCCTTAATCGTAAATCTACAATTAAACGATTAAAATCAACTAAATTTTATGGAAAATGAATATTATGGAGATAGTCTGGAATCAACCCCAGACTATCTTTTTATGAAAAAAATGTGGATGGAAGACTTGGAAAAAGTTGAAGAATCCGTTATCTTTGTAGACCCGCCTAAGTTTAATAAAGAGAGATTATTCAAAGGCATAAACGTAATTTTAACCACAACAGAAAATGAAGAAAACATTCTACGAAGTCCTATGGGAACTAGCAGTCAAAGAGAAAATGATAGACAAGTGGATTTACGAAGACAAACTTCTGAATAATGGAACCACTTTTAGTTGGACACCTAAAGCACTTGAAGAACTTGACATAAGTGAAGTAATATCTGCACTTAAAGTTGCTAGACATTCTGATCCTATTAAAGTAATTGCAAATCCAACACCACAACCTGAAATACCTATCACATGGGTAACAGAGTTTATCGCTAAGTTTAGTGCAAAGAACATAGGAGTATCAGGAAAGACTACTGACAAGGTGAGTGTGGTTAAACGATTGATTAAATTCTTAGCAGAGTACGATTACACTCTAGATGAAATAGCCAAGGCTACTGACCTTTACATAGATACCTTGAAAGGACAAGGATCTATTAGGTATATCAGAGAGTGTGGGTACTTTATCTCTAAGAAGATTGATGGAGTAGAGCAAAGCGACTTAGCTAAGTGGTGTGAAGAGTTAAAGAATGGTACTGGACCTGCTTACAATAGCCATCAAATTCTATAAAGATGAACTTTGAAAGTATAATTTCCCAAATAGAAAGAAATAAGATAATCAAAGAAGCAGGAGGGATAACATCTATTGCTCCTCCCTTTCCTAGATTAGCTCAGTATTATGGAGGATTTACTAAAGGTTCTATTACTTGTATTACTGCTGCATCAGGTGTAGGTAAGTCAAAGTTTGCAAAATACATGACTATCGTAAACATCTACAAAGCAACAAGAAATACAGAAATTACTCCTAAGATATTTTATTTTGCTTTAGAAGAAAGTGCTACTGACTTTTGGCTATCTTTTATCTCTATTTATTTATATCAGAATCACAACATTACTGTTACTGTACAGCAATTAAAATCTATAGGAAACTATAGTGTAAGTTCTGAGTTAATGACTAAGATAAGAGCTGCAGAAACCTTTATTACTAATTTACAAAACATTGTAGATGTTATAGATTATATAAGGAATCCTACAGGTATAGCTAAGTACGTAAAATCGTACTTCGATAATCCAGATGTAGGAGAAAACATCTACAAAGACTTAGATGATGGTAGAAGAATTACTACAGGCTACAGATACAGATCTGAAGATCATTGGGTATTCTTTGTACTAGACCACATTAGTCTTTTATCTAACGAGATAGCTCCTGACACTAAGATGAAGTTAAGTTCCTATCAGACTTTTGACTTTATGATTAAGGATTATGTATTAGACGTCTTTTCTAAGCGATACAAGATGGCTAGTATTATTGTCCATCAACAGACTCCTGCATCAGAAAAGCAAACCTACACCTACAAGGGACAGTTAATGGAAGAGAAGCTAGAACCTTCTATGGAAGAACTCCACATTAACAAAGGTGTACACCAAGACTACGAAGTAGTTCTAGGTTTATTTAGTCCAACAAGATATAACATAGCAGTTCATAATGGCTATGATGTAGCATTACTCGGTAACAAATACCGTTCTCTTAAATTCCTTAAAGATCGTTACTATGGCTTAGAAAATTCAAGCGTAGGACTTTACTTTAATGGAGCTAACGGAAAGTTTGACGAGTTACCAAAGCCTGAAGAGATGAATAATCCTGTAGGTAATTATTATGAAAAGTATTTAAAAATGTAAAAGCCTATGAATAAAAAAGAAGATTTTAGTCCTGAATTAACCCAAGTACTCACTCATATGTGTAATATGATTGAAGTAAACTACGATGACGTAGATTTTAATTCCCCTACGTGGTATTGGGACCATACCTGGACAATGGCTAAGGAAGAAGAATTTATAGATTGGCTAGCTAAACTACTTTATGACAACACTAAAGTAAGAAAAGCAATCTTAAGTTACCCTGCTAAAGATAAAAAGCGTTGTCAAGCAGGAGCAAGATTCTTTGCTTCTATGTACGGATGGAAAATAATAACAGAAGATTTAGATAAATTACTAGAGACAAAATAAACAAAACAAACTAACTATATGTCAAGCAAACTAATCGCTATCGTAGGTCCTTCAGGTACTGGTAAATCCACAGCTGTAAGGACTTTAGACCCAAAAGAAACATTTATTATTAATGTAGCAAGGAAAGAATTGCCTTTCAAAGGAGCAGAAAAGCTTTACAATCTTGAATCTAAGAATTACATGGAGGTAGATGATATTAATCAAATCACCGCATTGTTACAACAGATCAGCGAGAAAGCTCCTCACATCAAAAACATCATCATGGATGATGCTATCTACTCTATGTCTTTTCTTATGATGAGAAAAGCCAATGAGATTGGTTTTGGTAAATTTGTTACTCTTGCAAAAGATGTAACCAATATGCTTACTAGTGCCCGTAAACTTCGTAATGACCTTAAAGTATTCTACATCACTCACTCAGAGAACATTGAAGATGATGGACATATCGTAGGTCAGAAGATTAAAACAATCGGTAAAGCACTAGACAACCAAATCGTACTAGAAGGATTGTTTACTATCTGTCTTTATACTCACGTAGGTGAAGATAAAGAAGAGAAAGCAACTTATCAGTTTGTAACTAATCGTTTTAGAAACTACCCTGCTAAAAGTCCTATGGATATGTTTGCAGAAACTCTTATCCCTAACGACTTACAAGTAGTATGTGATACAATAGATCGTTATTATGCAGAAGAAACACCAGTAAAAGATAAAAAATAAAACAAAACAAAACAAAATTATGAAATTCGATCAATTAGAAACCAGAGAGCCTGGAGCAGGCAAAAAATTGTACACAGGATTTGCTCCTGTTCAAGTTGTAAGTGTTAATCCTACAGCTAAAGAACTTGCAAAAATCCTAGGTATTGAAGAAGACAAGGTTAAAGAGCCTACCTATGAGTCAGAGAATGGAATGCGTCTTGACTTCTGGTATGTAAATCATCCAGACTTTAAAACAGATTTGCGTGGTAAGTTTACTTTATGGGTAAACAATGACACTCGTATGTCTCAAGCAGGTAAGAAACAATTCATTGACAACTTTACTAAAACTACATGGGCTGAGAACCTTGCTACTCTAAGTGAGTATCAAGCATCTATTGACCCTTCTCGTAGATTAGATATGAAGAGTGTACGTGAAGCTAAGGGCGGAGAAGAAACAGTTTATTCTTTGCTTAAAGCTTATGGTAACATCTCTCCAAAAGAAAAACCATTTGTTCTTGACAACTGGGCTTCTATTGCTAAAGGTAAAGGCAATGAGTTAGTAGACTTCTTTGCTCACTTTAACAAAGCCAACATGGGTGTTAAGGTTCTTTTGGGAATCAAAGATGAAAAATATCAAGACGTATGCACTAAGGTATTTGTTAACGTACAAGGTAAAATTACTGAGTATGTATCTAAGCAAATCACAGGTGAGTATGGCTTTAAGAGTTTCTACGGAAGTTATACTTTCAAAGAATACACTGAAAATGATGCTCCTGAAGCAAACGAAACTGAGACTCCTTTTAAATCAGAATCTATGATGAGTTGGGATACCAGTGAAGTAGCAACAAGTCCTGTTAGCACAGATATTAACGATATCTTCTAAAATTAAAAGTAATCTATTCTCTTTTTTAGAAAAGGGGTTACTTTTGTGACCCCTTTTTTATTGAAGAAGGGTTAAAAACAACACTTATGGATCTCTCAAGCATCGAAATACGACCTAATGTAAAGACTTTATACGCTTTACTAGGACAAGAAAACCTAATGTCTTTTTACTTCGGTGAGAAAATAGACTTGAGAAAGAAATATAAGAATCCATTCAGATCTGACAAGCATGCTACCTGTTTCTTTAGGTGGAGTCAAGGAGGTAATCTGTATTTTGTAGATTATGCTACGGAGAAAGTGCACTACAATGCAATTGACATAGCTCAAATGCGTACTGCCTACGAGTATCCAGACATTCTATATAAAATAGAATCAGATTTCCAACTTAAGAACTTTAGTTTAGAAGACAGACTTAGATTAGAGATGGAAGTATCCACTCTCAAAAGTCCTAAGCCAGCAGAGATAAAGCCTGCATCTATTAAAGTTACTGTTACAAAATTTACACAAAAAGACTTAGAGTACTGGCTTCAATTCGGAGTAACAGAAAAAATACTTAAGTTCTATGATGTAAGAAAAGTAGACAAAGCATGGATAGCAGATAACATCTGGTACATTAGTAATACGTTTGACCCCTGTTATCGGTATAAGGAAAAAGATAAGTTTAAACTATATCGTCCCTATGCAGAGAAGAAAGTTAAATTTAGAACAAACTTCTTTGGAGGTATGCTTGAGGGTTACACCCAGCTACCACACAAGGGAACTATTCTAATCATTACTAAAGGCACTAAAGATGTTATGACCTTACACTCTATTGGAGTGAATGCTGTTGCTGTTAGAAGCGAAACTACACCTATATCAGAAAATGCTTATGAGTTACTTAAAGCAAGATTTGACACTATGTATGTATGGTTTGACGCTGATAGAGCAGGAGAAGAAGGTGCTAAGAAGATTTCAGAGACGTATGGAATTCCTGTACTATACCACCACGGAAGTTTAGGAAAAGACATAAGTGATATTTACAAAAACCACGGAAGAGAAAAATTAATAAAGATATGCCAAGAATTAAGGATATTATAAACGAAGCTTTAGAAATTGCTTTTGACAAGTTAGAAGTAGAAGCACTAGTACGATATAATATTATGTTATTAGTTTTAAAGAAAACTAAAAACAAACAGTATTATAGTAAAGTAATAAATGACATTAATCCAGAAGAGCTAAGATTAAAACGCAAGTTGGCAATGATAAAAGCACACGAACTTAAAGTAAATTTAGATAAGTTTTCAG